TACTGAACACAGTTCTCAATACCATCAGATATCATATCATCACGAAACATATAATTAACAAAGTTTGGTTTATATGATAAGTGTGTTGCTATCTTTAAAAAACAAGAACCTAAGTAATTTGTGATGCGTGGTTTTGGTAAATCATTCTCTTCTGCTTCTTTTACCTTTGCACGATATACTATTAATGCTTCTAAAAGTTCACGGTTATTTACATAATGTTCTGATTTTTTCTTTGCCATATACCTGACTTAATATACTGATAGTATAACATAATTTATAGGACTTGACAAGTCATCAAAAACTATGTACAATAACTCTGTAGGAGTTCAAGGGTTATTAGGCTTATCTATATTATTCTTAAAGATACTCTCAAGGCTCTTGCGAGCATCTTCAACAGTAGTTAAAAGTCCCATCTTATCATTAAGGGAAACTTTTCCATCAACTTCGATATCTATATCATCTTCATTTAGGTATCTTGTATAAAATTTAATCATCTGTTTATCTGTCACTTCTGACATTGTGACAATTTTATCATACTTAATTAAAAATAAATCTTGATCTGGTAACTCTAACCAAGGTTTAACTTTAACGTATTGTCCTGCAGGACTTTGCATCATTTTCATAATGACTGGATTTGAAAGCATAATGATTGAGTCTCCATCGTTTTCATCGACAGAAACAAGTGCGAAGATTTCCTCTCCTGTAATTAGTTTTAGAGCTGCGTGAAATTCTTCTCCCATTATATTAAATCGTAATTGACAATACATCTTACATTACTATTTATGGGTTGTTCTGCTGTGTGCATTAGACCTCCATCAAATAGTACAACACGTCCTTGTTTCGGAGTTACTTTTTGTTTGACAGTGTAAGTTTCTGATTCTTTTCTTTCATTGTATATAATTGTATCACCATCACTATCACAAACATAATATAGCACTACAAAATGTCTAATAGTCTCTAAATCTATATGTGGTGTATCAACAGTTTTATCTTTTAATCTTAGTGGAAACTGTAAAAAAGACCTTCCTTGAAGAGCGTTTACTTTACCTATACCTAATTTAAAACAAGCACGTTGAAGTAGAGGAATGAATAAACTGTGAAGTTCACTTTCAATATATCCAGGTGTGTCATCATCAAATTTTTCCATTTCTTCCATATCTCTGTATGTAACATATTGATGAGCCAATGCAGGTCTATGTTGACTATCACTATCAAGTGCTGATGTAACATCTTCTATAAAGTACCAAGGAAATTCAACTCCACCATCAGGATGACCATCAAAATAAAGTTGACTTCCAAGCATTATACTTTTAATTTTTTCCTGATATTCTTTATCAATGAAATCATCAATAACCCATATCATATTATCTTCAAATTTTTTATACATTAATTTTTCAATGGTATTTTAACTATATCATAGTTGAAGTTCTCTTCATTATACACCTTTATTCTTTCAATGAGGTGATTCAGTGTATAATTTCTTCTTGATTTGTAACTAATATCATCGGCAATATCATATAGAGTTGCCTTTGTTTTATTGTTCCCCTTTCTTAAGACTCTTCCGATTGATTGTAGGTTTCGTATTCGAGATTTTGATGGGGAAGCAAAGATGACATTATGAAGGTTTTTAATGTTAATTCCTGTTGAGAAGGTGCCGTAAGAGGCAATAATGATTGCGTTACTCTCCATTTCTGTAATTGAGCGAACCTCTTCACGATCTTCTGTTGCAACTCCTCCGTGTACGAAGAAGACTTGTCGTTGTTCAAGTGCATTACTCTCCTGTATTAAATTATATAGGGGTTCTCCGTGTCCTTCAACTCTTGCAAATAAAATTAATGTATTACCTTTAAGATCAAGGGCAAGATTTTTGATAAAGTTATTTCTTTTTTGATGTCCGATAATATATTGAATCTCATCCTCAAATGTTTCAAACTTATTTGGTGAGTGTTTCAGTAGAAGCACATTAATGTCTAACGTTGCTACATGACCTTTCTTCATAAGCTCGTCAGTCTTAATAATTTTATAGGAAGGTCCGAATAGACCTTCTAATACCCACTTATGTGTCTGTGTTCCGTCAAGAGTTCCTGTAAAACCAAAACGATATTTGGCATTATCAAGTTTTGACATTATAGATATTAATGACTTTGATTTAAATTGATGTGCTTCATCTCCAATTACACATCCAAAACGATTGAAGTATTTGCGAGGAAGTTTATAGATTGATTGCCAAGTTGTAATAATTACCTGAGAATCTGTTTCTCTTTCTTTACCTGCATATATCTTATGGCAGAATGAACCAACGTCCCAACCATAATCCTCAAAATCTTTATACATCTGTTCTACTAAAGATGTCGTCGGGACTACTATCAGAATACTTAGTTTTCTTTCAACGTAATATCTCACAATCCCATATATCATCAGCGACTTTCCTGAAGCAGTTGGAGATATCAATAACCTACGATTGTATTTTAAAGCATCGTGTACTCCCTGTATCTGATAATCTCTAGGTTTATACTTACTTACTGCATTCATATAATCTTTGACACCCTCTTCTGAGATACCATCATTCACTTCAAATGGTAGACCATAGAACTTACTCTCTACAAATTCGTATGTGTATTCGTGGTCTTTACAAAATTGAACAATCTTATCTAAGAGTCCGACATATATCTGATTGTTTTGAATATTAAATAACCTTATCTTTCCGTCCCAATACTTATTCTTATAAGTTGGCATAAACTTTGCACCTGGTACTTCAAAGGTGAAATAGTCTGCTAACTCATAATAAACATGCATATCAGACTCAATCTGAAGATGCACTTCATTCTTTTTTGATATTATCAAATGCGACATAACATCGATCAATATCAATTATTTAGTTGTGTTTTATAAACCTACTTTCTATTTTTAATTGCTTGAATTCCTTTTGCAGCTGCTCCAATTGCCAATCCTGCAAGTGCTAATTTAGGATTTTTAATAACTATTTTTCCTACACTTTTTAATCCCGATTTAGCAAGACGAGGTAGTTGTCTACCTAATGGCGTAAGACCACTTCTAAGACCTTGACCTTTTCCTAAAAATGGATTAAAAGTACGAGTAATACCACCTGTTCCTTTAACAAATTGTTTTAATTGATATCCCTTTCTTGGATCTGGTAATATACTGCCTTCAAGTTTTCCTGTCTTTGGGTTTTTAAATTTACCCATTTGTTTTAGTTCATCTTTGAATAATTTACCAAAACTTGCTTTATCTTCACCAGGAATCCTTACATTTTTTCCTTGATTAATGTAATCTTTTATATCTTCGTTAAATTGGTTATAGGTTTTCATCCTACTATAGTATCAAACCAATCTTGACTCATTCCTGATATAATTTTATCTGCAGAATCGGCATCAACTGCATACTTTTCATCAATAAGATGCTGTCTTACTTTTTCGTAGTTTTCGTGAATCTTTTTTGTTTCTCTTGGAGTTGGCTTCATTGTATTAGTAATTCTACTAATCTATTTATTAATTGTAACCTGCTTGAAACTTGTTCCATTCAATTGCATTTTTAATTTGATAAGTTCGATTAGATACTACTCTTATAATTTCTTCTAAAAATTTAAGCATGATATCATAATATTTAATCTTCATATCAACTTTATTCATTTTATCATCTGCTTCAAGATGTCTTTGAATTGCATCTTTTTCACGAACCTTATATGGAAATGGTTCTTCAACATATACTTCTGCTGGTGCTTTACCAGTATAGTAATTATATCTCTCTAATCTAACTTTTGAATATTGTTCTCTTGCTCGTTCACGCAATAGAGTTATAGTATTATAAAGAGTATAATACTTTGAGTGGAGTTGAGGTATTTTTAGTGATTCATCATGTAAATTATCAGGATCGATCTTGGAGTCTTTCTCCCACATCTCCTGAATTTGTTCAAGATTCATGCAGTGTTTTCTAAATCATATATTGTATATTTGAATGTTGCTTCTGCTGTAAGATATTGAACATCAGTTGCAGTTGCATCAAAATCTAAAGATGTTAATGATGTTGGAAATAAATCATTAAATTTTACTTTACCAACTTCACGATAATTACTGTTAAGTATTCTTAGAGTACCATCACAAAATGCTTCTTTGGGATCTCTTTGACCTTTAGAATCGGTAGTGACATCTCTAAATTGTTGTGTCGTTTCTGGAAATCCTAATCCTTTTAACCAATTGTAAACTGAAACATAGTTTTCCATATTTTCATCAACAAGAAAACGAAGGGTAAAATCTCCGTAAGTTAATCTTTCACCTGGTACAGCAATATTTTTTAGATATGATGACTGTTGTGCAAGTTCAAGACTTAACTCTGGTATTCTAGCAGAATTTGAGAAAAAGTCAACCTTTGGAAACTTTGTTAAATTAAATTTAAACGCTACCCCTGATAGAAAATTTCTATTCTGTATTTGATTTCTGAATGCCGATGTCATTATCTTTTTGATTATTTATTGTCTTTGAGTAAAAACAATTCCTTCTAAATGGTCAAACTCATGTAGAAATACTCTTGCAGCCATTCCACTGAGTTTTATTTTATGGTCTTTTCCATCCTCATCTTCATATTTTACAACGATTCTATCTGGTCGTTCAACATTTATAATTTTATCTGGAAACGATAAACACCCTTCTTCACACCAAACATTATCATCATATCTTTTGATAATACGAGGATTAAAACAAGTAATTGTTTCCTCTGTTTCTATATTTAATACCATAATAAACACTCTTTCACCAATTCCAATTTGATTTGCAGACAGACCAACTCCATCATAATGCATCATATTTTCTTTCAAAATACGAGACATTTCAGGACGGTCTAAATCCTTACTACACGGTTTGACTCTCTCGTGCAGTATTGGATGTGTGTTAGGTGTTAGTTGTAGTATCATCTTTCCTTGGATTATTTAGAAACCAAGAAGGACCTTCCATAATAACATCTATACATACCCATTTAGCATAGTGAATTCCACGGTAACATAGAAGGGCAAAGACCTCCTCTATATCGTGTTTATCTTCGTTCCATTCTGGTGCTTGTCCTTTACCTAATAAGTGTAACATTTGTCTTTACCTCCCGTAACAATATTTATTGTTTTGGAATGCAGACATATTAATAGGTATAACCTGCTACAAATAGTTGCTCATCAGATGATGGTTGTGAACCTGGCACGTATAATCCCCTTGATGCTTCTGAATTTGCTTTTGCTCTTGCAATCAATGCTGCTTGCCCTGCTTCTACATTAGAACCTAACCATCCTTTTAAACAAGAATGTTGTAATGCTCTACCATATGAGAATGAAATATTCCAAGGTGATTCTCCAATTAAATTCATCTCATTTAAATAAACTGAGGCTGCTTCTTCACTTAAACCACCAGATAAGAAATTTATACCTGGCACTTGAGGTGGCACACAACTCAACAATGTTTGGATTGTTTTTTGTGCAACTACTTTATAATCTACTTGGTCAGGACAGTCGGCACCACATACAGTCATTGAAGGTTTTAATAGTGTTCCTTCTAGTAATACACCATTTTGTTCACAAGCTTTATAAACTTCTTGTATTACCTTTCTTTGAATTCTTTGTGTTTTATCAATATGATGATCTCCATCCATTAGTATTTCTGGTTCAACTATCGGAACTAATCCAGATTCTTGAACCGAGCGAGCGTAGCGAGCGAGTCCCCAAGCATTTTCTTGAATTGCTAAATCAGATGGTCCGTCTTCTGTGATTTGTAAGACTGCTCTCCACTTTGCAAATCTCGCTCCCCTCTCGTAATAATCAGATGCTCTTTCGACTAATCCATCTAATCCAGAACAATATGTTTCGTGTGGTAATCCACCTGGTAAAGGTTTCAATCCTTTATCAACTTTAATGCCTGGTATAATTCCCTGCTTCTCAAGTTTATCAACCATTGATTCACCATCAGCATGATTTTGATATAATGTTTCCTCAAATAATATTGCTCCACTAATATATTTTCCTAATTCTGGTGTGGTAAATAACATACCACGGTACGCTTGACGATTTTCCTCTGTATTCTCTACATTAATACCCGCTAATCTTTTACCAACTGTACCTGTTGACTCATCTACAGCAAGTATTCCTTTTCCTTTACTTGCTAATTTTTTTGCATTTTCTTTCAGTATTTCTCTATAATATGCTAATGTCATTTGTAAAATTTAATATTTTCTTCATTATTTATAAATTAGCAATAAAAAAAGAGGGTGTCAAGCACCCTCTGAATTAACTGAAATAAAATGTTCTTTCTTTCTCAAATAAGAGTTTTGATGGTTTTCCTATCTCAGGTGGCCAGAGAATACTTTCACTGACATGATCGCCTTCTGGAAATGATTCCATATACTTATTAACAAATACACGTAAAACTTTGTGATTTTTATCTGTAGTGTATCCTAGAACAGTTTCGTATTTCTCCATTCTAAAATTTACTTCACAGAGTTTATGAAAGTCTCTTGTTCCAAGACCATTCATGTAATGCTCTCTACAATATTTTAAAATTGGATCATCCAATTTACGGAAGAGAATCATTTTGTCTTCTCGATCAAGTATATCCCAATACCTATGAGTATAGTCGGGACGGTCATCTTTTCTTTCAAGAAACTCTACAATGTCATACTGACGATTTTTGGTGTAAGTCATGTTGTTCTTACTTAATTACAAAAATATCATAGCATAAAAAAAGAGGATGTCAACGACATCCTCTTGAAAGATATTGTAATCTTCAGATTACATAAGGTTAGCAACCTTAACTCTTCTGTAGTAACGGTTTGTGTTACGTGTGAGTGTTCCAAGTCCCTGAGTTGTACCTTGTGAGAATGGGTTCTCGACCATACCATATCTGGTCTTGAATCCAATTTTTGGTTGGAATGTATCCTGACCAACCGCACGAACCATCTGTAGAGGAACGTATGGGCAGTAGAATAATCCAGCGTCATAAGGTGAAGAACCTTTGTAACCCATAACATAGTACTGAGTTGCAGCAACGTTAGCAGCAAATGGGTCAATGTACACTCTATACTTACCTTGTAATACACCAGCAAATGTATTGCCTGTGTCATCTACGTTAAGGTTAGCGTTTAATGCAGGTGTGTAATCTAATACACCAGCCATTGTTAGTGCAGAAGCAACGTCTGCGGAGCAAAGGATCATGTTGCCCTTTCCACGACGAGTTCTTTGTGCGATTGCGTTAGCATCTCTTTCCATCTGGAAAATAAGACCCTTGAACTTCTCAACTGACCATCTTCCGTTGGAGTCTGTGTCTAAGTCGAATGTTCCACCTGAAGCAACGTTTGCTTGAGCACCTGGTTCAGCAACGTTATAGATTGTTCTGATAACTTCTCTGTTGATTTCAGAAAGGATTTCAGTTGATAGAATATTTGCTAACTCAGCCTCAGCGTTCAATCCGTGGATTGCCTTAAGGTCTTGTGCTAGTTCTAAACTGTACTCTGCTTTTAGAGCTCTTGACTTCGCAGTCACGGTGACTTTCTCGATTGAGAATGCCATCTCGTTGAAGTTATCTCCAGTTGTACCTAGATCTTCAGCGTCGTCTGTTCTCATACCCTGACCGACGTTATAGTCAGTAGCGTTTGTTTGAGCAGCAGTTGCATTAAGAAGTCCTGGATTAGAACCTTGCTGTGCAGTTGTACCTAAACCAACGTTAGATGCACCTGTAGCAGTAAAGCCAGATGTAACATCAAATCCTTCATTCTGACCTGAGAATGCTGAATCTGGTTCGTTGAATAGTGCTTCAGTTCCACTCTGATTAGTGAATCTGGATCTCATTGCGAAGATAAGTCCAGTTGGACCATTCATTGGTTGTACACCAGCTAAATCGTATGCCACCAAGTTAGGCATTGAACGACGAATTAGACTGATTAATACTGGGTCGAAACCAGCAACAGGACCAGCTGCAGTTGCGTCAGCAGAGAAACCTGCTGCAGAACTAGA